GATTCAAGAATGCCAGGTTGTCTTAAGACCTCTGGTGGATAACCAGTGGTATTAAGAGTTGTTTTTGTTTCTAAAGGATTTGCGTTTACTTTAGAATCGATGCCTTTTACACCATTGGACTTATAATTTTTATAAGCATCACTCTCTGTGAAGAGTTCTCCAATAGATTTCGCAGGCACTTGCTCCGAAGGAAAGCTTTGAGCTGCTGGCTCGGAATCTAGTTCCATAGCTTTTTCGTTTTTATTTTGAGCTGATTTAAGATTTACAGCCTCTACGAGACCAGTAAGTTCTTCGTTTCTTTTAGAGATTTCCTCTTTTTGCTCAGAAGTGTACTTGCCATCTTCTGCAGATTCGAAGAGTTCTTTTAGTTCAACTCTTTTAGCAGCTAGCTTTTCTCGGAGATCTTTAATATCTTCTGACATTATTTTCTCCTAATAATAGCTTTTTATTCGTCTTCTAATTCTTGTTCAGCTATTAACGATTCAGTTAGATTAACTTGAGCTTGAAGAATAACTTCATCAATTCCATCATCTTCGACAGTTTCTTCTGCTTCTTCAGTTTCTTCTTCGACAGCAACTTCTTCAACTGGAGCTTCTGCTTCTTCAATTTCAGTTTCCTCAGAAATTTCTTCGGTAACTTCTACTTCTGTAGCTTCTTCTTCGTTGATAGCTTCTATCTCTTCTTCCACCTCTGGAACAGTTCCAACTTGTGAGATAACTTCATCTAGTTCTTCCCAAGCATCATTAAGGTCTTCCTGGACCGCCCTTAAAGCTTGTGTAGCTTTATCTGACAATTTCCTACCATCCTTTTCTCGTAAAATACCAATAGCTTTGGCTCTTACTATTAGATCCTCTAATGCAGCAAGCACATCTTTGATCTCTTCGGAGAAACGCTTTCCTGACACGCCAGAATCGTTCTCTGAAACCTCTTCTTCTTTCATGCCTTCTTTGGCACATTTCCCTGTATCTCCATAATCACACTTGCCATAACCTTTTTCTTCTTCTTCAGGGTTTTCTTCTATAAGTGTGTCGTTTGAGAGCACAGCATCGTCTGATTTACAATTACCACAGCATTCAGAATCTTTTTCTTCTTCTTCTGGATCTGCTTGTTTTTCAGCAACTAGCTTTTCATAGGCATCGTGTGATGCACAGGGCATAAAAACTTCTTTTCCATCTACTTCATGTATATGAGAACCTTCACAACCAAGTGCTTCAGCTCTTTTCTCTGCTTCTTCTTGTGTAGAAAAAACATCTTCGTCTAAAGCAACTTTTTGTTCTGTCTTGGTTTCTTTTTTCTCGTATACTGTATCTTCGCCTGTTTTGATTGCAAGGGTATAGGTTTCTTGATTTGCACCAACAAGAACAGGGGATACTTCGTATACAGTTAAATCTTTTAAGAAGCGAACATCTGATTCGTCTTCTCCATCTTTTTGTAACTTGCCCATTTCGGAATCGTTAACTCTGAAACCAAAAGACCATTGTTGTAAATCGCCCATTGATTTAACTAAGTTGTAAGCTTCTTTACCTGCTTCTGTTTCCATAAAGAAAGAACCTTTGAATACAGCAGATTCTTCGCCTTCTGTGATTGTTCCTTTTCCGATTGGTTGATCCCACTTGTGTGCAAAAACCATTGGGACTTGATTGTCTTTAAATCCTGATTTGACAGCACCAGGCAATACTACATCGCCATCACTATCTTGGTTGTTGTAAACTGAGAAGACAGCTTCAACACTTCCTTTTTCTTCTCCACTATCTTTGATAGAGAGATCGAAACTTTTAATTTCTTTATCCATTAACCTATACCTCTTAATCTATATTAATACTATCTATTTGACAGTATCAACTTATTTATCTGTACTATTTATTTTAACAGTATTTTCTACGAGTTGTTCAGCTCTCTTCTTACGAGCATCTTCTTTCTTCTTTTGCTCGTTTACGATTTTTTTCATAGCTGATACACCAGACTTAGTAACGCCACCCCACTTCATAACTGCAATAGTTCCATTTAGTCGTGTGTTACCTTGGTGTCTATTCATAAATCGCTCTCTGCGTTTTACCCACGATAGTACTGAGGCACTTCGGTCTCCTGCTTTGTATTTAGTCCAATTTCTAAAAGCGTCATTTCCAGTAAAAGAAGTAGGAGGGTTTCCACCAGTTCCTGCTCTTCTCCATATCTTTGGATAGTTTTCTTTTAGATTTTTAACATAGGCATAATCTGGGAATTGTCTAAAGTCTGAATTACTTAGACTAATCTTTTGATTATCCCCTGCATTTGGAAAGTTTGTTTCTTCAGGAGCTTTACTGTCTCCACGAAAATCTGTGATAACTCTTAATTTAGATATAGGTTGTGTAACATTTCTATCTGTTTTCTTATGGGTTCCATCTTCCATAATTGCCCATACATTCATAGTTGCATTTTCTTTAGATACTGAAATGACAATACCATGTACAGTTGAAGGAGGATCTGGATCTTTATTTATTGTCCAGGAGACAGCTTGACCAACTTTTACTGATTCGGCTTTGCTGTTTTCAGGCTCTATTGAAAATTGTTGTTGTTGTAAAGTTTCTGCTTCTTCTATTGATACTTTTATTTCTTCTATTTGTTCTGATGATTTCTTAGAACTTAGAGGATGTCCACTAGGAAGTAAATCTTGGTCGAAAGCACTTCTTGGGAATTTACCTTTTAGACCTTTTATAAAGGCGTTAACTCTGGCTATTCCCCACTGGGTTGCACCTGTAACATTACCTCTAACAGATTGTGGATTAGTTCTATATGCACCAACACCTCTACGAAATACTGCAGCTAACATTCCATAAGTAGCTCTGTACTTAGGATTTTTAGCATTGTGATCTTTTACTTTTTTCTGTAAAGTTTTTTTAACTTTTGCTGATATAGGTGCCTTCTCATCTAGGTGTGTTGGTGTTTGCACAATATTCCCTTCTCTTGTAACTTCGACAGGATGACTAGAGCTAGATAAAGTATCTTTCATTTCTACTTCTACCTGGATAGAAGCTTCTACAACTTCTTCCTGATTTTCTCTTTCGTTTTCTTCTTCCATTTCGTCCTCAGGTTCTTCTACTGGTTCTGGTTTATTTGCATATTCGTCCTGTGCTGTAGGTTCTAAATTCAATGGTCTCAAGAACACTTCATGTTCAGGTCCATATTCTAAACCAACAGCTTTCCTGGCCTCAGCAACAGTAATCCAACCACCTGTAACTCCTGTTTGCATTCTTTTGAATACTTCGCCTTTGTCAACATCTAAAGCTCTGACTTCGTCTAAGTCATACTTACAAAGAAGTTTATTGTCTGCTGTAAAATCTGATTGCAATAACTGAGCTGTTACTTCATTAGCTACAGTTTGCCAAAGAGGAATTAACTTCTGCTCTGTAAAGAACTCCCTTAATTCTCTTGTGTTGTTGTAAGTAGCAGCTTCAAGACCTGCACCTAAACCTGCAAGAATAGCAGGAACACCTAATACAGCAGAAACTCTTTCCTCAGGCAATCTCCTTAGTTGGTTAAGGTTCATTTGTTCAGGAGACCAAGAAACTACTTTTACATCCATAGCACCAGTAAGTATCATTGGAGCTCCCCTATTGCTACCTCCAAATTTTTGTTTATAAATTTGAGCAATAGATTCTGCTTCTTCTTGACTAGGTCCACCCATACTGTCATCTTTAGGAGATAAAACTACACCAGGCACAGCCATGTTATGTAACAAAGCTGCTGCATACTGTCCTGCTGCTTCGTCTCCTAAAATTTCTCTTAATACACCTTTCAATGGTGCAAAACCTTTTCTATGATTATTAGGATTTACTCCCTGTCTGATATGCACAACTTCTTGAGAAGGTAATACAACAAACTCGTTGTGATTAGTGCTGTCAGGAGATTTTTGATAATACTCATAATGAGTAATAAGTTGTTTCTCATTTCCCCTTGGTTTTACAAACTGTGGGATAAGGGGAATAAGCTCTACAACTCTTCCTTGTCGGTTTCTGCTTTTAAGGAGATAAGCGTCCCCTTCAGCGTTCAAAGCTAAAACTATATAGTGAGCTAATAATGATCCAGAAGTATAAGGATTTGGTCTTGTAAATAAATTAGTAACTGGATGACTGTCAACAGCTTCGTAGTCGTTGTTACCTACTTCTCTATAAACTTTTAATCTTGGTTCTGCAAAAGATGTTGATAAAACATTTAAACAAGCAATAACAGCAGAGTTTCCTGTTCCATCTCCGATTTCTTTTAATAACTTATCAGGAACAAAACCTGAACTACTATTGTATCCATAGACTTGTCCATCTAAAGAATAATTAGTTTGATTAATAAAACTCTTTTGTCCTAATTCTCTTTGAGATGGAGCCTGGAGGTATTCTACAAATCTTCTATATCTTGACTTATTTTCTGCCATCTAGTATGCTTTCCAACTTCTTCTCTTATTTAAGTTTAATACACCATAAGCTAGCGTATCAACAATATCATCATGTGCTCCTAAGGGAAAAGTCAAAAGCTCTCGTTCAGCCTCGTGAACCCAGTCAACCATAGGATCGTCTGGAAAAAATACTTGTCCACTTTCTAGTTTAGCTGATAAAGGCATAGCTCTGCTTCGTTTATCTTTGTCTGCTCTAAGTTCTCTTACATTAAGACCTTCTCTTCTTGCAAACTGAACAATCGAAAGCTGAAAACCTGCCTTTTCAACTCCTATCCAATCTAAATTATTTTTCTTATAAAACTTTTTCATTGCAGGAATTATGTCAGGAGCTTCCATACGCTTCCTTAACATATCAATAACAAACAATTTGTTTTCACTTGTATCGTGAGCAAATGCAGTAAAGACTGTGTAGTCGGCAGTTTGTTTTGTAGAAGTTGCTAAGTCGACAGTTGCATACTTTGGCATATTATCAAATTCATACAATATACCATCTATCTTTGCACCTCTGACTGCAGGTTGATAATATCTAAACCACTCTTGTTTGAATAACTGAGTTCCTTCATTAACAAACTCAGCTTCATACTCCTGGGCAAATGTTAATGAACCTATTTCTCTTTTTGCTGATTCTAATTCTTCTGGATCTATCGCAGGGTTATCTACTGTAGAAAATTTAAATCTAGCCCAGTCTTCTCTTTCTTCTGCGTCTTGCCATAATCTATAGAACCAATTATTCATACCTCGTGGAGTTGATATGAATAGTGCAGAACCTTTTCTTTCAGTGAGTGTAGGTCTAAGAACCTCTGTCCAAGTTTCTTCTTTAACAAAGGCAGCCTCGTCCATTACGAGAAAGTCCAAACCTTCTCCACGAAGTCTTTGTGGATTGTCTGCAGATTTTACTGCAATGAAACCTCCATTAGGAAAGTTTACAACCATGTCGCCCATTTTAACTTCAACGCCCATGGCTTCAGCAAGGTCAAACCCTGCCATCATAATATCTCTCCAACCAACTCTAGCGATAGAAAATGTAGGAGCAACCCACCAGGCTCTTTTGCCTTTCATTGCTGTCTCTATGCAAAGTTGAACGCCTAATCTAGTTTTTCCAAATCTACGACCTGCACAAAGTATTTTCCATCTAGCTTCATCATCAGCTACGATTTGTTGGTTATCGTGTAGCTTTGGAATTTTAATGATTTTCTTCTTTTCAGAAGAACCCTCAATCAATTTACTAAATTTTAAATCTTCCATAGTAATAGTATATACACCTATCTCCGAAGAGATAGGCGTTGATGGGAGGGCTTGTCAGCAAGGAAGCCGACTATTTAAGTCTACACTTCCTCGCTGTCAGTTATCAACTTATTCTGGTTGTGGTGGAATAACGCTTAATCCCTTGGGTACTCCAAATAAAATTACATAAGCTTTGTATATATCAGATTCAGGAGTACCAATATCTTCTGATAACATTTTATTCCAAAGCTCAGAGTTTTCAGATATGAACAGTAAATCTCTCTCTGTTTTTGTCATACCTTCTTTTTCTCTTTCTAAGTAATTTACTTGTGGATCAGTCATACCAATCACTTCGTCAAAAAATCTTTTAACGAACATTTCTTTTAGCTCGTTTTCTATACGAACAAAGTCCTCTAAAGGTCTCATTCTTCTTCCTCCATAAGGTTAAGGATATTGATAAGTCTATCAACATCTTCGTCAGGAACATTATTTTTAGCCATAATAACTTTAATAATCTCTTCCCACTCTTTCTTACTCATTGTCTCTCCCATGAGGACAAAGCCATCAGTTGGAAGATTTACAATTTTATCTTGTAGCTCTTCTAAGAATATAGAACGAGTAGCCATAACTTTTATATCGTTCTTCTGTATTTGATCTACAAAAGTATTTAAGGCAAACTCATCACTAAAAGAAGGCAACTCATAAAATGTTTCTAACATATTAGAAAATATTAGAGTTTCTGCACTATCTTCTTTCAAAGCTTTTTTCCTAATGCTTTTATGTGGAATAGTTTTACCACCCTTTGGAACTTCATATCTAACTACTACGCCAGATTGGTTACCTTTTTCGCCAAAAACATCATACATATCCTGTGTAGACCTGTTTACTACAGCTCTTCCTATAGAACCCTGTGGTGTGAAGATAATACTATGAAGTCCAACATCATAAGCACACTCAACACCATCTACAATTCTTTCTTCTTCTGGTATATGTACAGGAAATGAAGCAATAACAAAATCTACATCAGTAATAATGTTTTTCAACATATAGACATACTTAGATACTCTTGTCTTCATATCTTCATAGCTTTCCTCTTCCTCGTGTTCATCAAACTCTGGATTTAAAATATTCATTAACAAAACATTTTCAGGTTTTGTAAAGCTACCAAACAATAATGTTGTAGGTATGCTTACCATAAAGTCATCGTGAACAAACTCATTTTCATAAGGATCAAGGAAGGCATGTATCTTCCCATCAAATCCAGGGTTATCTAAACCTTCACTTCTTCTTATAATCTCAAAAGGGAAAAAGGATTGATTGTAAATATTCTTTAAGTGATAAGCAATTAAATCGCTGTTAACCACTATGTCGCTATTAACATAATTCTCAATCTCTTTTAGTCCTGCCTTTTGTTCTGCATCGTTAAATTTATTCCACTTAACCATACCACTCTCTCTTTCCATACTGCTTTATAACTTCTTCCAAATTACCTTCTGGGTATTTATCGTAAGTCTTCCAAACTTGTTTCTTCATATCGTCATTTAGGATATTAAGTTTACACATAGTTGCGTAAAGCTCTCCCTTAGTTGATCTTGAAGGTTTTGTTCTTATATCAGATTCTGAAGGAACAGCACTTATTCTTGCTTCGCACTCTGGACACATTGCTTGATAATGCCAGTTTCCATAATCATCTGAAAACCAACCTTTATCGTTAAAGTTGCAACTTAGTCCTGTTTGCTTACAAACCCCAGTAGCTTGATTAGGAGACATAGTCTGTCCACTGTTTCTAACTTTTGGAATATTAAGTTCTTTAAGTTTAGCAAGTATCATACCCCCATCAGGAGCCTTGCTTCTACCTTGCTCGTAAATCTTCTGAACTGCAAAAAACACATCGCCTTTTGTATATCCTTTTAAATCTGAATACATAACATCAATCTTTGTCATAGTCCATTTACTTGCGTCATCCATTCTGAGTTGGAGCCACTGTACAATTTCGTACCACTCGTCTTGTGTTATTCCTTTGAAAGATCTAGTTTTCTCATCTACATACTTTGGTTGATGACTTGCTAAATCCAAAAGGTTCATATCGTCTTCAGGATTTATTTTTTCTAAATCACTCATATCTGATATAGAGTTCTACTACAGTACCAGTTGTTATAACTTTGCCTTCAAAGTCTTTTTCTGTTCCTTGAATATAGAAAAGAGAAGATCTCATACTAGAAGCTCTTTTCATCCTAGCTTTGCTATCTGGAATATCTTGCTGATATGAAAGTATCCACTTTCCTCTGTTTTCTTTGGCTAATTCCCTAGCTTTGTCTGATACATAGTATCTTCTATTTCCTCTTGTTTCTAACTTCCTTGGTAGTTTTTCTACTACTTTTGGTTCGAAAGAAACAACTTCGTATTCTCTTCTTACTGGTTTGTAGTGTTCTGTACTACTTTGCCAGTTTTCCCATTTTTGTGTCATTATTCTCCTTTGTAATATTTACATACTTTATCATATATCTGATTTTATGCAAACTTTATCTTGTATTTCATTATTTAGACTATCCCTTTTGTAAAAAGGTTACATCATTATTTAAAAAAAAATAACTCCCCCCTACCTGCCTTCGTTAGGTCTAGTTCTATAGGTATAGTTAATTAGGTATAGTTAGTGTAACAATTCTGATACACCTAGGTGTATAAAAAAT